GGAATCATGCGCCCCCTTCGGGCGTCGATTCATCCGGTAATGGATGGTTCTGAAGGAACTTCCCGATACTCACCACGGCATTGACCATAAACAAACTGCCGACAAGTTCCCAAAACTTACCCGCATGGAAGTTGAAGTTTTCCGGCTCCAGCCCGCTTACGACCAACCCGCCCGTAATGGCCGATGCGCCGCCGCTAATCCCGGCAGATAGGACGCCACGGACCCACGCGCCGATGTTCAAAGTGTTCGCAACAGTTAACGCTCGAATCATTTCTTCTTCATCCGCCCCGCCTTACGCTTCCTCGGTGTTTTCCGCTTCGCCTTATCCGCCACGGTGCCAACCGGCTCAGGCATATCCATTTCCGCAGGAGGTGTCAAAGTAACCGGCTCACCAGTCAGGATTAACTCTCGGAATTCCGCGACGGGCATCGACACGATACTCCGCAGGAAATCCGAATCGTACATCGAAATAAACGCCTGCTCGGCTTCTTCCGGCGAATTGAAACCAATCAATACCTTGTCTTCGTCTTCGTCTTCACGCGCCGCCACTTCCGGCCCAAGGTCTTCCATATCGACCACGTAAACCATCGGCGCATTCAGCGTCGATCCGATAATACAGTCGATTTCATCGCCATCCCGCCCAACCGTATTCCTGATGAATCCGTAATGATGCTTCATCAGACGATCATAGACGATCTGGTTGTCCTGATTCCGTATCTGACGCCGCGAGCCGCGCCGGAATTCGATCTTTACCGGAATCCCGGCAACGTCGTACTCATCCGGCACGCCTTCGGAGTCCTTCGCCCGCGCCACCAATTTACGGAATAACGGCGACGGCGTATCAGTCGAGTCAGCCGTGCCGCCAAACAGCCCTGGTTTGGCCGTTTCCGCGCCCTCGGTGGCGTCGGTTTCATCTTCCGGTACATCCGGGCCAAGTAGCTCCCCGGTCATATCCCCGGCCTTTTCCGCCGCTGCAATGTCCTCGTCGGTAATGTTTGTCCCGAAGCCCGTTACATCGCTGGACTGCTTCAGTTCCTTGAGAGCCTGAGCTTTCGTCAGAATCCCGGCATTGACCAGAGTATTAATGTTATTCGTGGCGATTTGCGACAGGTTCGCTTTTTCTTCATCGTTCAGGACGCGAACGCTTGGGAAGACAAGATCAAGGTCTTTCGGGATTTCCCCGAAGCAACTCATCGCCAGAATCGGATATAGCCGGTCCAACTGCGGGCGAAACTGGTCTTCCTGCTCAACGGCGATCTTTTCCTCATAGACTCGTTCGTCCATGTCGTTCGCCTGACCAAGCCCGCTGATCGTGCGACCGAACAATCGCGATACCGGGATATCCGCCGCCCCTGCAATATCCAACTGGAACTGTTGATAAATCCCGTCCCACCCCGCCGCCTGAACACTAATCTGCTCCAGCCCGCCGCCTTCCGGCAGCATTAGCATGGACTGATTACTCATCAACTGGTTGATGGATTCCATACGGCTCTGGAATGCCACCAGAGCGTTCTGATTCATCCCGGCACCAGATAAAGCCTGAGCAAGATCGTTGAATCGCATCCCGATGATGGAGGCGCGGAACGATAACGAGAGGATATTCCAACTCATGTTGTCCCGCTTTCGGATTTCCTCGAAAGCAGGCTCAAGGCACGAGATACCCCAATACTGCTGTGCCTGATACTCCGGGGCAGGAACCGAGGGACCGTTGAATCTCAGAATCCGACTGGCATGAACCGTAAACCCATTGCCTCCTTCCGGCGTCTGGACCCGATACTTTTCCGGCAAATTAAACAGCAACGGACTTTCGATGTCGTTGCAAATCGACCCCTCGGGATAGATACCGCTCCAGCGATCAAACGGGATCAGCCCTTTATACGCGCCCGGTTCGATGGTTTCATAATCAAGCGGTTCATCCAGCCGATTCTCGTGACCTTTGATGACAATAAGCGCACCAGCACCGCCGAACAGCCGCGCCCATTTCAGCGTGGTCATTAACTGCTGCTTGGTATTGGTCCTGCGAATCGTCCGGTCGATGCTGGTCAGGTCTGACGGGTCAATATCGGAAGTCAGCCGAGGCCAAGCCCGAACCATATCCTGCGCCGGCGTGTCCACGATCCTGCGACTAATCCAATGATTCCGGTACAACGTAATCATCAGCCAGTAGTCATAGGTCCACCGGACCATGTTGTACTGCGTGGCTTCCGTCAGCGACGGCGTACCGAAGCCCATGCGGGCCGCGATGTTCGTGAACGCATCAAAGCCCTGCACCCGATTCGGAGGAGGCTGCAAGCCAAGCCCTACCGCACGCGCATCCTTCGCTTCATACGCACGACCAATACGCGCCCCGAGAGCGCGGTGTTTATTGATCGGTATGGGTGCCGTTGACATTCAGTAGTGGCCTTTTACGTGTTAGGCTGCTTTGCGCTGATAAAGATTTTGGAATGCCGTCCGGTTCATCATCATGATCGAACCATTCCGGTATACTCTGTGCGGCCATGTCACCTCATCAAGCGATACCAGAGGCAGAGGTTCACACCGGCAATTTTTTGATATAATACCTGTAGGTGTTACCCCGTACCACCCGCTATTGGTTTCACATGTATAAACATGACCAGAAAATTCACTAACGAGTTTCTCCACAACGCGCACATAGCTATTCTTAATGGGGAAACTATCTCCGCATTCAGCCGACGCGCTAAATGTTCCAAAGGTCTTCTCGCTGAAGCCTTGAATCAGGCTGGACTCCGACAACCCAAATCGCCCACTGCTGGCGTTCAACATACTATCGAACCCGAAATCTTGCGAACGCTCTATATCGACAATCAATGGAGCGAAAATAGACTTGCCAAGCACTTGGGAGTTACGCGAGACACGGTCAGGAAAAATCTTTTTCTGAATAAAATTGCCCGACGCGATGTATCCGCTGCTAATTACATCAGAATGCAATCTATGTCCCTCGCTGATCGACGTGCTATTGTCTCTAAAGCCAGAGCCGCGCGAGCCAGCAATCTTAAATATGATGCTATTAACTCTCTCCACGACCCCGCAATTGGGATTGGAGAAATCGAAATCGCAAACGCCATGAGAGCGGCCAATTTGCCCGTAGATGTTCAAGTCCCCTGTAACGGATATTTGATCGACATTGTCTCGGATCACATCGCCGTGGAAATTAAGGCCAAAAGAAATGGAACTTTTACCCTCAACGGACGCCGCACTAAAAACATCATCGAATGTGGGTATGTAATTGTTTCTATATGGCTCTATACTGGAATCCCCACCCAGCCCCAAATGGACAAGATAATCTCCTGTATCAAGCAGGCCCGCAGCAACCCACCCATTATTGGTGAGTATTGGATGATTAGGTGTGGCGCGAAACCTTTCGCCGGTTTCGAGAATGATCTCGATCAATTTTCCGCTGTACGGCGCACGCCACACCGTTTTTAAACCATGCGGGCTTACTAATTTCGTATCACCAGTAAAACAATTCGGACATTCCCCGCCATGATACTTACCAAGCGTGCTCTTTTGCCCGATTAATGCTTCCGGCGACGGTGGATCGTTCCAGAACACGATAATGTCGTTCATCTTGCGATGCGATTCACGCACGCGCCGGTCATTCGATGTGATCCAAACGTAAGCCGGTACGTCCAGGTCTTCTGAACGGACCCGCGTCACTTCCGTGTGCGCTTTGGATATTTCCGTGCGGGCGATCAGTTTGATCTTGTTTGCGGTAAGCTCCGCACAATGAACCCGCAACATCTTCATCAGGTTGCCGGTTCGCTTGCCCTTCCCGACTTCCTCCGCTGCGTAGCGCGTGACCTTTTGCGCTAAATCATACGGGATAGATTTAATGAGCTTCGCGTTCTCATCCAGAAGATTCCGGTATGCCTCCCGCATGGCGGGCCGGTTCATCTCCTGCTGCAATGCCCCATATATACGCCGCGAGTGCGTGGCCTTCATCACGGCTTCCCGCCATGATTTCGCGCTGGTGAACGCGACTTCCGAAACCATGCGCTCTGCGGTGCGTTCCGCCGCCTTTTGGAATTTCGGGTCTTGAGCTATTGCTTCAAGTGCCTGACTGGTTGGTTCTGAGGGCCGGAAACGCTTAAACAACTTCAGCATTTCCCGTTCGTACAGGTCGATCAATCGACCCCAAGGTTTCTTTTCAATCGCCGTCTTGACTGGTTTTTTTGTCGGCATTGTCTCGCCGTGCGCTGAAAGCGTAATTGGAGAACCCGCCGGCCAAAGTCGCCAGCGCAGTCAAAATCGGCATCAAGCCGTAACTTGTCTTCTCTTCCACTCTGCCCAACGCCACCGCACCGGCCAAAACTGCCAGAATCAGCAACAGGCAAAAGCCGAAGATCATCCGCATCCGGTCAGAACTCAATCGGCACCTTCCGGCATGCCAAAGTTATCATTCGCGCGAAACGCCGCCCATTGCGGAAATCCATTCGGGTCGGGAGGCCATGAGTAAACAAGATCACTAGAAACCGGGGCAGATACATGCCCACATTCCCACCACCGAAATACAGTACCAAGAACCATTCAGGACCACTCTGGCAGGTCTATCGTCTGCCCCTTAAAGCCATGCGTGCAATCATCCAGGTACTGAATGCGACCATCCCTTACGAACGAATGGCAGCGTGGGATGTCCCCGGAACCATAAACCAAAATCGACGGATTGAATGTTGGACTTTCCATAGAACCGTTCCAACTCCAGCACGGATGCGATTCCGTATTTGTTACGTCCGGTGGGACACGCACCTGATGGGAACACTCACAACCGGGGCAATGAAAAGCGTACAGCGTACCTTTCGCATCATGCCCCAAGTGAACCAACTTGCTCATAAAATCTACGCTGAATAATCATCGGTGATGATGAGTGCAATAGCACCCACCATCACCAACATGAGTACCACCATTACGATACGGACGGCGCGGCAGAAGCAGCGGGAGCAGGCGTAAACTGAGCCGTCGCGGCATCCAGATTCGACTGGACCTTTTTCAAACTGGCAACAGCCGTCTCAATCGCCGCCGAATCGTTATTCGCCTGCGCTGCCGTAATCGCTGCGGTTACTGCCGCAATCTCCGCACTTGCACTGCTGGTGAGCGCGGCCACTTCTGCGTTCAAATCGTCAATAGCTGCCATAATGTATTCATTCCCCTTCTTGATTTCCTGAACATCGATCAGAATTACTTCCAAAATTCGTCTTAACTGATCGAAACTATCCATGCCTTACCTGTCGTCCCGGCTACGGTTCATGGATGACCGATACTGCCCGTTACCATCGGCTTGCCGAATCCACCGAAGATGAAGCATAGATGTGTGTGTCGGGCCAAATCTCTGATCCAGTTGTTCCATCACACTATCAAAATGCTCTTTCGGTTTCGGCTTCAACGCCTGCGCGGCGCGGTCAAAAAAATCTGGTTGCTGCTGTTTCATTGTTCACTTCCAATGGTCTAAATTGCCGGTGACAATATCGCTGATCCAAATATACAACGGGCGAACGACACAAGCCGAACCGAAAACAACCAGCGCAATGCCGAACCCAACCACAGCGTCCCGAATCGTCATGCCGCCAACCTCCAGTTAGGAATGCGCGTACTCACGAAGTACCTGCAAGCATCCGGCGCGTGGTCATGCGCCTTGATCGGTTGCTCACGCCCACTGTTTGCCCGCTTCGTGTCCCATGCATAAGCGTTCATTTCACGGATTAGGTTAACGCACCGCCGATGGATTCGCAACTTTTTACGATTCAACATCGTGCTTACTTTGCGGATACCCTCAAGAACCTCGTTATCGGCGGAGGTAACGAAAATGCCCTTCTGTGTCAGTTCTGCCCGAAACGAAGCCGCGCTCGGATCGAGAATCACCCCCGCCCATTCGCGCTGATCGACTTGCTTCTTCTGCTCACCGAATGCCAGTGGATCGTTGCCATTCATGAAGTCCATCAAATCGGCGGCATACTCAGAATCCGTCTTCTGCCGCATCATTGACCGGCTATCCCAATAGTATTCCCGGTCCACCCATACGGTTGTCCCGTCGTCGTATATGTCCAGATAGACCATCGGGTTGACGGTTCCGAAATCAATGGCAACCCAATGCTCAACGTGATTGTTCCGCCGCTCCAGTCCTGCTGGCCGGCCATTGGCGTGATCGTAGAAAATATCATCCGTAATCACATCCCGGTAAATCGCGCCCTCGGCAATGACCCACAATCCGAGGATGTTTTGCTGATAAAAAACACCAGTGAAGGACCGTTTCAGAAAGTCCTTATCCTTGTCAGCAATATTCGGGTTATCGTCCATCGTATAATTGTCGGACCACACATAACCAGCGGCCCGCAACTTCTCGTTGTCGATGTATTCCGACTTCAAATAATGAAATGGACTGGCGGGATTCGTCGTCCCCCACATTCGTGATTCAGGCAAGGACAATCGGGAGACAGCCATATCGAAGAAGCTCTTAGGGTAGAGCGTCAATTCGTCGCCAAGC